ACAGCTCAAAAAGTCAGGGCGTGTTTATCCGATGGGATCGGATTCCATCAAAAGCGTGTTGATGGGCCGGCTACGCCACAACGAACCAGGCCCTGGCTATTTGCATTTTCATGCCGAAACCGGCAGCGATTATTTTGAGCAGCTGGTCGCTGAGCGGCAAATTCTCAAGACAAACAGGCAAGGATTTCAGACGCCTGAGTGGACCCTCCCGTCAGGCCGCCGGAATGAATGCCTGGACTGCGCAGTTATGGCCTATGCGGCACTGCACCATCTTTACCAGCGTTATGACAGGCGGACGATCTGGGAACAGTTTTTAAAACGATTGGAAGGGAACGCTATGGGCTCACAAAGAAGCCCAACTAAACTCAAAACAGCAAAGCCGGGCGGTTATGTCCACAACTGGTGAGGTGGGTCATGGCGTCTAACCTGCCGGCAAAATTCAGAGCTGGCGACACGGTTCGCTGGCGTGATGATGCTGCCTTTGATTGGTTTGGCGATTCTGTCGACTCTGGCAGCTATCAGCTGACCTACTACCTGCGATTCAATGAAGCAGCCGAAGCCCTGACGGTGGTCGGAACTGCTTACGGCACAGGCTGGGAATTCAGCATTGCCTCGCACCTGACGGCAGGGATGGATGCCGGGACTTGGTATTTTCAGGCCGTTGCGCTGAAAACTGGCGACACGATCACCATCGCAGACGGTCAGATCGAGGTTTTGGCCTCTCGCAGTTATACGGGCACTGCTGCTGCTTATGACGGGCGAACACAGGCTAAAAAGGATTTAGACGATGTTTCGGCAGCTATACGGGCTCTAATTGGTGACAAAGTTACTAAATACAAGATCGGCGACCGCGAATTTGAAAGGATTGACATCCCCGTTTTGGTAAAACGAGAATCACAGTTGAAGGTAATCGTGAACCGTGAGCTAGCAGCTAACAAAATTGCCAACGGTTTAGGCAATCCGTTCGCTGTCGGGGTGAGGTTTTAAATGGGCATTAGAAGCGCTCTAAGGGAGCTTTTCCGACCTGAGGTCACCAGTACCCCTGCACCACGCCGGAGGGGATACGCAGGAGCGCAGAGCAGTCGCCTGACGCTGAACTGGGTTGCCGGCGGGACTAGCGCGGACAGCGAAATTAAAAGCAGCAGCAGGGCGCTGCGGCAGCGGTCGCGTCAGCTATGTCGGGACAACGTCTATGCAGTCCAGGCCCAGCGGACAGTTGTCAACAATGTGATCGGCACGGGAGTGAAGCTCCAGGCCCAGGTCCGCAAGCAGAGAGGCGGCAAACTCGACGACCGGATCAATACGGCTATCGAGGAGGCGTGGGCCGACTGGTGCCGTTACGACAGTTGCACCGCTGCTGGCATGCACTGCTTCAGCGATGTTGAGCGCCAGATCATGGCTGGCATTTTTGAATCGGGCGAGGTCTTCCTGCGGGTGATAAAGCGTCCGTTTGGCCGTAGCAGCATCCCTTTCGCTCTGGAGCTGCTGGAGGCGGATCAACTTGATGACTCCTATGACGGATCAAAAACAGACAGTGAGCACGTCTGGCGGATGGGTATCGAGCGTGATCAGTTTGGCCGCGCACGGCGCTACGCGTTTTTCAAGCAGCACCCAGGCGATTCGCCGTTCCCGCAGCTGAAGAACCAAAAGCTGCACATGATCATTCCGGCAGATGAAATCATTCATCTGTTTATCTGCCCGCGTATCGGTGCGACGCGTGGCATCCCTTGGCTGGCCCCTGCAATGCAGGACCTGCACCACCTGGCAGGTTTTCAGGAGGCACAGGTTGTCAGGGCCCGCGCATCGTCGAGCCTGATGGGCTTCATCACCAGCCCTGAGGGAGAGCTGCAGGGTGATTCGGTCTATGAGGAAGAACGCGTCCAACATTTCAGCCCCGGCGAGTTCCGCTATCTCGAACCCGGCGCACAGGTCCAGGTGCCAGACCTAAACGCGCCAAACGGCGAGTTTGACCCGTTTATGCGGGCGATGCTTCGCGCTATTGCGGCTGGCTGCGGCATTTCATACGAAAGCACCAGCAAGGATTTTTCTGCCTCGAACTACAGCAGCAGCAGGCTCAGCCTGATGGACGACCGGGACAACTATCGGGCGATCCAGAAATTTTTGAAAGAGCGGTTCTATCAGCCGGTTTTTGAAATGTGGCTAGAGATGGCCGTGCTGTCTGGTCGTGTTTCTCTGCCCACCTACGAGACTGAACCGAACAGATACAGGGCCGTGAAATGGGCCTGCCGGTCTTGGTCTTATGTCGACCCACAAAAGGAGATTGACGCCATGAAGACCGCTGTTCGGTCAGGGTTTAAAACGCTACGGCAAGTGGTTCAGGAGCAGGGCATTGATTACGACGAGTTAATGCAACAAAGGCAGGCTGAGCTGGAACTGCAGGAGCAGCTCGGAATTGTCACGGACACAGATCCCAAAGCAACGACAAATTCAGGTCAGGCTCAAGCCACTGAACAAAACGCTTCAGGCACTGGGCAAGATCAGGCAGCTGAGGCTGATGCATAGCCGTAACTAGGCTGAAAAAAACGCAACCAATTCATGTCAACATCAACGCGGGACCTGGAGGGCCAGTTGTTGCGTCGCTCTGAACAGCCTGAGTTTGAGGCTGATGAATCAGATGAGCGGCGTTTTACCTTTCCGTTCAGTTCGACGGCTCCTGTCGCTCGCTATTTCGGCGATGAGGTTCTGGAGCATGAAGAGCGGTCGATCAACTTTGAGCGCTTAAACGAGTCTGCGCCGCTGTTATTCAACCATGATCCAGACAAAGTGATCGGCGTTGTCGAACGTGGCTGGCTTGATGGCAAGAAAAAACGCGGCATGGTCACTGTGCGTTTCAGCCGCAATGCTTTTGCGCAGGAGGTTTACGCAGACGTCAAAGATCGCGTTTTAAGGAACGTCAGCGTCGGTTATTCAATCGACGACACGGAAGAGCGCGAGGGAACAATCAACGTGACCCGTTGGACACCTGCAGAGGTTTCCGTGGTCAGTGTGCCCGCTGATTTTTCTGTAGGGCTGGAAAGGACTGCTACGCCTACGGAGGCCGAAGCTAATGTCAAAACAGGGCGCGGGGATAACTCGCAACCCGCGACATCTGTCGCATCAAATCCAAATCCCCCTGAGGACAACATGACCACCACTGCACCAGATTTGGATGCGGTGCGATCTGAAGCGGCAGCAAGAGCAGCCAAGGAAGAGCGCACGCGCATCGCCAACATCACCGCGCTTTGTGCAAAACATGGCCTGGAAGATGTTGGCCGCCAACTCATCGAAGGCGGACGCTCTGAAGATGAGGCCCGCGCTGCTGTCCTTGACAAGCTGGGCGCTAAGCCAATCGAGACGGTCAAGCCGATCGAGATGGCTGATCAAGAGCACATCGACTACAAGATCAGCGCCGGCATCCGCAGCCTGCTTACTGGCGACTGGTCCTCCCGTGATGCGGGTTATGTGCGCGAACTGTCCCGCGAATGTGAGCTGAAGGGTAACAAGCGATCGACTGAAAAGTCTTTCTTTGTGCCTTACACAGCGCTTTCTCAAAGGGCGACCTATGTGACATCGACGGCCAATGTCGGTGGAAATTTGGTTGCCACAGATCTGCTGGCAGGTGATTTCATCGAAGCACTGCGGAATGAGTCCGTAATGCTGGGCCTTGGTGTTCGCACCATGAACGGCCTTGTCGGTGACATTGCAATTCCGAGGAGATCTGGAGTTGGCAGCACGTACTGGCTGGGAACTGAAACCACCGCGATCACGTTCTCAAACAGCACGTTTGATCAGGTGTCAATGACACCTAAGAACCTCGCTGCGATTCAGAAATTCTCTCGTCAGTCCGTCCTGCAGGACACGCCTGGCATTGAGCAGCTGATCCGTGATGACCTGAGTGATGGTCTGCGGCTTGAGATGGATCGCTCGATCCTGAACGGTTCTGGCTCCTCTGGCCAGCCGACTGGCATCATGCAGACATCTGGCATCAGCTCCGTTGCAATGGGCACTAATGGCGGTGCTCTGACAATGGAAAAGGTCGTCGACCTTGAGACGACTGTGATGGAGGACAACGGAGCCATCAACGCCGGGGCTATCAGTTACCTGACCAACTACAAAGTGGTCGGCGGGCTCAAGAAATTGAGGGCTGGAGGATCCACCACAACTGACGGTGCTTTCCTCTATAACAGCGATCTGCAGGCCATCGGCCGCGGTGGCACGCCTGGAACCCTTAACGGTTACAACATCGCAACCTCGAATCAGGTTCCCAGCGACTTGACAAAAGGCAGCAGCAGCAGCAACTGCTCCGCGATGCTGTTCGGTGATTTCTCTCAGGCCATTGTTGGCTTCTGGGGCGGTGGCCTTGAGCTGACTGTCGGAGAGGATCAATCGGATTTCAGCCAAGCGCTGACATCTGTCCGGGGCATTATGACCCTCGATGTTTGCCTCAGGAACCCTGTTTCCTTCGCGGCAATCCTCGACATCACCACCTGATTCACTTTCACCGGGGCCGGCAACGGCCCCTTTTTGCTATGCGTATCAAAGTTCTCGGCAAATCAATTTTTGCCAGTGGCCAGCCTTTAGAGGCAGACCGTGAGCATGAGGTGTCAGACCAAGACGGTCGGATTCTGATTGCAATGGGCAAAGCTGTTGAGGCTGAAGCAAAACCAGCCAAGCGCCGGGCTAAGGCTGATGCCTCTAAATGATGACCTAGCAGTCCTTTTTAAGGACTTTGGCGTGTCATGCACAGCCGGCGGCGTCACGGCCAAAGCGAATCTGTCTGAGCCTGCTGAGGTCCTGATCGATGATCAGGTGCTGTCGACTGATTACATGCTCAGCGCACGGACAGCAGATTTCGGACATCTGCAATACGGCGACAGCATCACTGTTGGCGGTGGCAGTTACACCGTGCGATCTGTGCGCAAAATCGACGACGGCATGCTGGTCGAAATTATGCTCCAGAAGACATGACAACGATTCGCGAGCACATCCTGGATGACATCGTGAGCAGCCTAGCTGGCACTGCAAATGTCGGGACAAGGATCTACCGATCACGCGTGACGCCGTTGGCCAGGGGGGAGAGTCCTGCGCTGGTTGTGGAGCCTATCCGTGATGCGCCTGATCTGACTGGGATTGCCTCAATCGCCTTAGACCATCAGCTAACCGTCCGCGTCGCTGTCATCGTCCGAGGCGATAAGCCTGATGAGCTGGCTGATCCGATTGTCGAAAGCCTTCACAGCCGGATTATGGCTGACGAAACTTTGGGGGGCTATGCAATCAACACAACGCCGGGCGAAACAACTTTCGAGATGATCGATGCTGACCAGCCTGCCGGTGTGATCAGCTGTGAATATCTGATCCACTACAGAACGACACTGCGTGATCTTGCTGCGCAGCCGTAGTTAGCGTGAAGCATACGCTTTGACCCTTAGGCCATGCTCAGGACATCTCGTAGGCTTGTCGCTGCAGCAGTTCAAGCCTCCCCCGCTGCTCTCGGAAACGACGGCTATACGGTCACGACAAATGAGACGGCGATCGGCAGTTGCACATATTTGCTTGCTAAAGAGATTGAAATCACGCCGCTGACTGGTGACTCGATTGAGCGTGACTACATCCGGGGATATACCGGAAGTTACACGTCTTATATGGCGAACAAGCAGGCACAGATGACATTGACTGTTGAGCTGACATCGCTTAACAAAGACAACGCTTCAGCGTCGACTGTTACCGAAGCAGATGTGCCTGGCTGGGATCCATTGATGCAGGCTTGTGGCAACACACGACAAATTGCGGATGTTTTGGCAGTTGGTGATGCGGACACTAATGCTGACGCAATCACCTATACGCCGATGAGTTTGGGTGGTTCAGTGCCCATCTGCACGATCAGGTTTTTTCTGGATGGACTTGAGCACGTCATGCACGACTGTCGAGGCACTTTCACGCTCAACTATCAGGCCGGGGAAGTGCCGACAATTGTTTTCACCATGACAGGTATCTATAAGACTCCTGACACTGTTACATTCCCCGACACCACTGCCCTGGGCAACATCACCTACAAGCAGATGCCTGGCACTGTATTTCAAGCTCAATACTCAGACACGGCAGCGAATTCGCATGTGCCTGCTGGCGGCTTTGCCTTTGCTGGTATTGAGTCTTCAGGGTCTACCAACGCGACATTTGGCTGCAGCTCGTTCACGTTTGAGCAAGGTAATGAAATCACCTATCGCTCAGTCGTTGGCACGGCACCTGAGGTGAAGATTCTTGAGCGACGCACAACAGGCACGGCGGTTGTCCAGGGCTCTGCCGCTAATTTCAAATCCTTATTTGAAAAGGCAGAAAATGAGCTTTTAGCGTCGACCAAATCGCAGGTTTTGCATGGCCGCGAATACAACGACGAGTCTTCAACAAACTTGTATAGACGAGTCCTTTTGACGGTTGATCAAACGCGTGTCGGTCAGCCTACATATCAAGATGACAGCGGCATTCACCTTCTCAGCTGCCCGTTTGCTGCAGTGCCAAGCAATACAGGCAATGATGAGTACAAATTGACTCTGTTCTGAGGCTGGCTTAGAGTGCAGTAGTTGACTCAATCTTATGGCTTTCGTTCTCAAGAAATCGAACACGTTTAAGTGGCCGATCACTGTTAACGCTCCTGTCGATGGTGGCACTTACAAAAAGGTGTCTTTCGATCTTGAATTTAAAGATCTGACGCAGAGCAGGATGGATGACATTTTTCAGCTTTCTAATGACGGCAATTTAAGTGCGACAGAAATTGCGAGGGAAATTGTCGTAGGTTGGGCTGGTATTGAAGATGACGACGGCTCAGAATTGCCTTTTAGCATCGCAGGCCGTGACATGCTGCTAGACGTGCCACTAATGGCCGCGACAATTGTAGAAACCTATTTAGAAATCAAAAATGAGGCAAAAAGAAAAAACTGACTGAGGCGGTCCGGTATTGGTTAAAAGGTACACCAGACAACCAAAACCTTCTGGCTGATGCTGCCGCCTTTAATGTCGTCATTGATGACAATGTTTTAGAAACGCCTGATTTCGAGGTTATGCCTTGCAACTGGCAGGCCGTGTCCATGTTTTTGCGTTGCTCAACCCAATGGCGGACAGGTTTTTCTGGTGTCTGTGGCCTTGATTATGTTGCGCTCGAATGGCTTTTTAAACTGTATGCAATAGACGACCCTGCCTCTGTGCTTGAAGCGATTCAGGTTATGGAGGCTGAAGCCGTCAAAATCCTCAATGAGAGCGGCGTCTAATGGCAGGCACAAAATTCAGCATGCTCCTCGACGCCAAGGTTCGGGGCAAAAAGCAGTTTGACGATTTAGGCCGTTCAATGGCCGGGCTGCGTGATCAGGCAAAGAAAACCAATAGGGCGACAGCTGCAGCGTCTATAGGATTCGGCAAGCTGACAAGCAGCGCCATATTGCTTGTCAAGGCTTATGCCGGCCTAAAGGCGGTGCAATTCGTTTTCACAAAAACGGCAGAGCTAGAGACGCAGACACGCAGCCTAAAAGTGCTGACGGGTGAGCTGGGCACGGCCAAAAAAATCATCAGTGAGCTGCAGCAGTTTGCGTCGGTCACACCGTTTACCAGTTCAGAGCTGATCGAGTCAGCAAAACGGCTAAAGGCATTTGGCGTTGACACTGAAAAACTTGTAGATACCACGCAACGCCTTGCAGATGTGTCAGGTGCCACTGGTGCCCGGCTCAATGAGGTCGCCACTGCATATGGGCAAATTCAAGCGAAAGGGCGTCTGCAGGGTGAGGAGCTTTTGCAGCTTCAGGAACGTGGCATTGCGCTACAAGACGAACTGCAAAAAATGTATGGGATGACTGGCCAAGAGTTCAGCAAGGCTTTAGAGAAAGGTCAATTTAGTGCTGAAGCAGTAGAGGTGGCACTTAAAAATCTTACTGAAACTGGCGGCATGTACGCTGATGGAGCTATTGCTCAGTCAGATACATTGGCCGGGAGGTTAAGCACCTTGCAGGACAACATACAACGCCTTGCAACCAACGTCGGAAAGATTCTTACGCCTCTTTTTAAATGGGTGATTGAAAGCGCAATCAATGTAATCAA